TTTTAGTGATGCATCTCCTGGTATGATGTTTATAGAACAAGCAGCATATGTGGGTGATGTTTTATCATATTATACCGATGCTCAATTAAAAGAATCATTTATAAATGTAGCATCCAATGTTGCAAATGTATTTAGACACGCTCAGAATTTTGGATATGTTCCTAAAATAAGTAGACCGGCAACTACTACGTTGACGGTATATCAAGTAGTTCCATCAGTAAACCCTTCTAATCCTGAACCTGATAGTAGATATTATCTAAAGATTAAAGAGGGTATGGAAGTAGTTTTATCTACCAATACAAACATAACATTTAGAACTACGGATATAGTTGATTTTGCTGATCCTAAAGGTAGAACTATATCAGTATTAACAAGAATAGGTGCTCAAATAGATCAATTTTTAATTACAAAAGAGGTTCCAGCAATTAGTGCTACGGTTGAAAGTTTAAATTTAACTGGATTTAATAATCCATTTAGACCTAATCCAACATTTACTATTACCGATAATAGATTTATTAAAATTTTATCAATCAAAGATGAAGGTGATCAAACATATTATTATGAAGTTCCATATTTGGCACAAGAAATGATATATGTTAAAGAGCAAAATGCATCAATTAATAACACCGTATTAGCAACTGAAGCTACTTCTACACCTTATATTTTAAAACAAATCAAAACAAATAAAAGATTTACCACTAGAGTAATAGGTGAAGAATTAGTACAAGTTAGATTTGGTGCAGCAAGTGAATTTACAGCAGATGAAATGATTATACCTAATACTAAAAATGTAGGATTGGGGTTAAATAATTCAATAAGTAGATTAGAACAATCATTCGATCCATCTAATTTCTTAAAAACATCTACCTATGGAATCGCTCCTCAAAATGCAGATTTAGAAGTAAAATATTTATCTGGCGGTGGTATAGAATCAAATGTAAAAACGAATGATTTAAGAAGTATCACTAAAATAGAGTTTTTTGAAGACCTATTAAGTTTTGATACTATTAATTCAGTTACATATAATGCAGCAAAAGCATCAATAGCAGTAGATAATTTAATTCCTGCAACAGGTGGTAGAGGATTAGAAACATTAGAAGAAATTAGAGAAAATGCAATAGCAAACTACGCATCCCAAAACAGAGCGGTTACTAAACAAGATTATGAAGTTAGAGCGTTATCATTAGAACCATCATTTGGTAGTATTGCAAAAGTGTTTGTTGAACAGGATACGGCTGCTGATATAAATCCTACACAAAATTTATTAAGAGATCCTAAGAGTAGAGATGAGTTTTTAAATATGACAAAATCTTTAATAGGAAAATCAGATGCAGAATTAGAAACAGCGGTTAATAATTTTATACAAAGTAAACAAACTATAAATTCAGAAAATAATCCATTTGCAATTAATATGTATGTTTTATCATATAATTCGGATGGTAAATTAGTGGTAGCAAATAATGCAACTAAACAAAATTTAAAAAGTTATTTAAATGATTTTAGATTGATTACCGATGCAGTTAATATCATAGATGGATTTGTTATAAACATAGGTGTAAATTTTGAAATAACAACATATACAAATTATAACAAACAAGAAGTGGTACTAAATTGTATACAGGCTATTACTGATTATTTTGATATTAATAATAGAAAGATAAACCAACCAATTAATTTAAGTGAATTAGAATTAGAAGTAGCAAATGTAGATGGTGTATCATCCGTTCCTAAAATAGAAGTATATAATATTTGTGGTGATGGTACGGATAGTAGTTATTCATTATATTCATATGATATAAAAGAAGCAACTAAAAACAAAATAGTATATCCATCATTAGACCCTTCTATTTTTGAACTTAAGTTTCCAAATAAAGATATTAAAGGGAGAGCATTATAATGATACTATTTCATACAGCATCTAGTGATGCAAGTATTTACTTACAACAACCTTATCAAAATACAGGTATTGATGAGATTTTAGAAATATCTAAACAATACTATGGTGATACAAAAGATATCAGTCGAGTATTGATTAAGTTTAATTCAGCATCTGTTGTATCTAATATTACCGATAATAACTTCACAGCATCATTGCAGTTGAAAATAACGGAGGCTAATGAAATAGCAAGTACATTTACTATTGAATTATTTGAGGTGAGTGGTAGTTGGGAAAATGGTACTGGCACCCGTTTTGATAATTTAACTACAAATGGTGCAAGTTGGTATTATAGAAATGAAAATAGTTCAAATTGGTATAAACAAATGGATGGTATTACGGCATCGTATGGTGTAGGTGTTACCGGTAGTTGGGATGGTTTAGGTGGTGCATGGTATACACAATCAATCGCAACTCAAACTTTTTCTTATACATTAGATGATATTAATTTAGATGTAACTAATGCAGTTAGAAATTGGATTAGTGGTTCTACACATAATGGATTTATTCTTAAATTAACATCAACAGCAGAAGGTGATAATTCCGATTATGGTAGTATTAAGATGTTTTCAAAAGAAACAAATACCATATATCAACCTAAATTAATATTAGGATATCCTGATAGTGGTAGTGTTACAGGTAGTTTAGCAGAGGTTAGTGATATTATAGATTCAGCAAATTATGAATTTTTATATAGAGTATATCCATCAAATCTTAAAAAAGAATATACTAAAGGTCAAAAAGTAACAATTAAAGTAGATGCAAGAGAATTATATCCAGTTAAACAATTTAATTCAACATTTGCATATCAAGTAAAATACTATTTACCAACTACTACATATTATTCAATCATAGATACAATCACAAAAGAACCAATTATAGATTATTCCGAAAATACAAAAGTAGTAAGAGATAATTATAACAATTTAATAAAACTTAATTTTTCAAATTGGGCAGTTGGTAGAACATATACGTTATTATTAAAAGTAGTAGATACGGATAATGAAGAAATTTTTGAAATTGGGACTTTTGATATTTATGAATAATAATGGCAATAGAAAAAAAATATATTAATTTTAGCGAAGATGATAATAACGCTAATGTAACTACAAAACTATATTCCGATGTTTTTAATAAAGAGGAATTAGAAAAATCAGTAAATACATTAGTTACTGAATTAATCAGGCCTTTACCTGATAGAAATTTGGATTTAATTCCAAAACCTATCTATGATGCGGAAGTAACAAGAAGTTTAGAATTAGAGAGGGAGATAATAGATTTACAAAATGAGATAGATGATTTAACATCACAAGTTCAGGCATTAACAGCAGATAGTGGTGCTTTGTATATTTCAAATGATAATTTATTAGTTACAAATGCAAGATTAGAAAATTCACTTACTTCGGTACAACAAACACAATTAGAGTTAAGACAAAATCTTACAACTTCATTAACTAAAGCAATAGCAGAGGCAACCGAAAGAACTGCATTGGAAGCAGAAAACAATGGTTTGACAGCACAAAAGAATGCATTAGCTAAACAAATAGATACATTAAACAATTTATTAGCAGCTGCAAATGCAAGTTTAGCAGTGGCGCAGCAGGCATTAAGTGCAAAAGCACAGGCAGTAGCAGCTGGTGGTGTTTCTACTGGAGAATTAGCAACTATATTATGGGAAAAAGGTGACCCTGCTAAGAATGGTGGTAATGGGTATGCGTATAGTCTAGATCTGAATCAAGGTGGACAAAAAGTATGGAGAACCGCGGGGGGTGCACAGGGGTGGTCTAGTAATTATGTGGATGTTGTAGTTGGACCAAAAGATGTAGAAGTAGAAATTAAACAAACATTTTTTTTAATTCCTAATAAATTTAAATTAAAAGCAAATCAGACTCAAAGATTAAAATTTGATAAACCTAATATATACGCAGTTCCATCTCCAGCAAATAAAAAATTAAAGAATGCGGCTTTGGCCGCATCGGCAATTGGTGCAGTTACTGCAGGATTTATTGCAGCAGGTGGTATTTCAGCTGGTGCAGCAGCTACAGCTATCGCAGTTGCCATAGGTAGTACTGCAGGTGTGACTGGTGCAGCCGCAGCAGTAGCTGCATTGGGTGGACCAGTGGGGGTAGTTGCAGCTGGTTTATTAATTATAGGTGCAGCAATTTGGGGTTCATCGGCACCAAAATATAAACAGTATGAAGAAACACTTACATTTATAGTAACGGATATAGATCCAAATGGTAAAACCGAAGATAAAACATTTAAAGGAAAAGTACATTCATATGACTAATAATAACTAACAACGTATGGCAATAAACGATTTTAAAAATATTGAAAATATAAATCTTAATTTAGATTCAACTGCACAGTTAGTAGATTCTAAGGATTTAGCTATATTCAAAACATCAGCAAAAAATAATACCGATTTCGGAATGTCAGAAAATGATGTCATTGAATTTAGAATATACGATATTTCAAATAATTTATTAGAACAGACCGGTGGTAAACTTGTTAGATATATTCATAAAAATGATATGAGTAAATATCTAAAAAGTGAAATAGATGCTATTACACAAGAAAAGGTATATGATATTGATGTTGAAAAATTAATAAGAGAAAGTGGATATGAAAATGGTGAATATAAAGTCGCATTTAATTTTTTAAAAAATCATTTAGGAACTGAAAATTCTAAACAAAGAGTTTGGATACATGAGGTATCACCTAGTAGAACTGAAATTAGGGTAATGCCCCTTTTAACAAATGATATTAATAGTAACAATAAAATTTCATATAGATACGATACCTTTTTAAATAAAGGAAAAGAATTAAAAAATATAATAGGACTTGTTAAAAATACAATGGATTCATTGGAATTATCAATAAGTGATATAATAGATAATTATTTTATTTCTAAACATGGACAAATTTGGTTAAATGTAGTTAAGAGAGATTTTCAATTTGGAAATGATAACAAATATACAAATTTTAAACAAAAAATATTTAAGGATTTTAAAAATAGTGTAAATTATCAATTAGAAGGCAAAGATTTTGATATTACATCACCAACATATGGTAAAACACCTATTCAAAAATTAAATGTTGATGAATATTTTACTAAACAACAAATAGATACTATATTATTAAATAGATTAAGTGAATCAATTGAATTTAATTCTAAAGTTATTGCACAAATTAAAATACCACCAAGTGTTAGAAATGAGGCAAATACAAAAGAGGGTTCATTAGTATTACAATCATTGTTAAATACTAATTATCAATCTAAGAGTAATCTCACACAAACAAATAAAATAAAGATTAACAAACCAAAAGCAACAACACCAAATCCAGTGAATCCTACTCCTACTCCAATTTCTAATATTCCTGGACCTAATATTCCTTTACCTGAATCAACTCCTACTCCTAGTGGAGGTGGTGGAAGTTATATAGACGAAAGAACAGGGGATATAGTAACACCGAATAGACCTAATGAAATGGCAGTGAGATAGTAAAACATAAGATAGAAATATTTATAAATAATGGCAATTAGAAATAATAAATTATATAGGACGGATTTGGAAAGATTTCCAGATGAAATAGAAAACCTTTTAGACGGGTTGGAGAAATCAGACCCACGTGGTGGTGGTGGTGGAGCTGGTGGAGGGGGTACACCTACACCAACTACGGGTGCACCATTAAAAATTATATTTAGAAACAAATCTAAATTTAAAAATAAGTTAACATTCCCATTTGCAGGACAAACTTATTACGAAAATTCAGTAGTTTTATTAAATTCTAATAATTTAAATGATAGTGTAACAATATTACCAAATATTGAAAGTAATTTTAAACTAAAAAATTATATTGTTTTAAGTAAATCAACTACTGATAAAGATATTGAAGTACGAGATGATTCTTTTAATGATAGAGGTGCTCAAAATCGTAATTCCTATACCGAAACTATAAAGGGTAGTAGTATTAGAGTTGATGTTTATGATTTAAATAATACCATAATAAGTACACGAGAACATTTGTTACCATCTACAATTGAATTAGATTTTGATTTAGAACAAAAACAAAATGATCCAATTGAACCAAAGGCAACAAAACAGAACATTACCATTCTAACAAACTATGTTAATACAGTTTTAGATACTGAATTAACTGTTAAAATATTATCAGCAGATGTTCCCTATGGTGCAGTACTTAGAACAGGTGAATCAATTGACATTCAAAGTATTGCAGAAACCGATTATGGATTAAATATTGAAGTTCAAGGATTATCTACATTTAAACTAAAAAATATTCGTTGGCAATATACTAAAAAGTTTAATGAAAATAGTTTATTTAATGTAGAGGAATTTAATATATTATCTACGGATACTAAAGTTAATATTTCTAAAGATATATTCAATGATAATATCATATTATTGATTGAAGTAGAACCAAATGATAAAAATTATCCTAAATTAAGTTTAACAAATAAAACAATAAATGTAGGTGTAGAAGAAAGCATTTTGGCCTCTAAAACTAATACTAAATCTATTAGTATAAGTGCAGGACTAGCAAATACAGATTTTATAAAGGTTATAACACCGTATAAATCATTTAATTTACCAATTAGTGCAACTACATTGGTTAATAAAGATATTGTATTAGATCTAAAAAAAGATTTCCAAAATAATGTAGGATCATTTAAAGTACTATTAGTTCCGTATAATAAATTTTTTGGTGATGGACAAATACAGACTGTTCAGATAAATATTTCACCAATAACGGATATTCCAATTATTGATACAATAGAATATCCAACTAGTATTTTAATCCCTACTTATTCATTTGGTGATGTTAATTTTAAAATATCATTTGAATCATTTGTAGCTACTTCGGTGTTGGTATATCACTCAAAAGAGGATGATAGTACACAATTAGGTAAATTAAAAGGTAAAGATTCAATTTCTATTAATTATAATACAATTAAGAAATTTAAAATAGACAATTCAATTGAGTTACTTTTAATTCCTTATAATAAAAATATAAAGGGAGAGCCGGAAAGAATTGTAATATCGTTTGATGATTCTAATTTTTATGTATCTACTCAAAATTTAAAAGATGAATTATTGTTGGCAATTTCATCTCAAATTAAAATTGAATTAAACAACAATACATATTTAAATCATTTAGTATCTTTTGATATAGATGATAAACAAATAGTAGTATCTAATTGGGATATAGATAATACTACATTTACTAAGTTTAAAACAGATGAATTAGGAAATCAAATATCCGATGGTAAACTAAATAAAAGTGTAGTAATTAAATTATACGAAGCTTTACCGGCTAATATAAATAAAAACGACACATTATGGGTTTCAGAAATTAGTGCATTACCTATTCTACAATCAGTAATATTAACAGGTACTCCAACTGATATTTGTGTTCCATTAAGAGCACCTAATTTTGATGCAGAAGTTGATTTTGTTAAGATGCAATCAACTGGGATAGGTAGCTATGATGATTTAATATTAAGTGGTTCTGCAACATCTCAACAATTAGTTGAAAAATATTTAGCAGATAATTTTATTGATATTAAAGGTGTTAATATTGATTACTCTGATTTTTCTAATTTTATAAAATATAGTAGTGCAGTTGAAAGATTAGCAAATTTTAGATACAAAAAAGAATTAGTTGAATTTTATGATAATAGAATAACTGTATTAAATAGTTTAACCGCTAGTGCAACTAAGGAAATTGAATTAGAAACCCTAAGAACTAAAAAATCCAATTTAGTAACGGGATTTGATGGTTGGGAAAATTATCTTACTCAAAGTGTATTTACATCATCTTTTGTTTCTACATTTGTAGATGGTAATATACAATCATATAATGCTGATTCTACAAATTTATATGAAACCTACTATGATTTAGCGGATTCATATGATAAAAATAGTGTTAACTTATTAAAAAATAATATACCATTACATATCGTTGATGATAATGAGAATTTAGATTTTTTATTATTCTTAGATATGATTGGTAATTATTTCGATATTATTTGGGCATATATCAAAGGAATTACGGAACAAAAAAATATTTCGGAGGCAGCATCAACTGGTATAAGTGATGATATTTTATATGATTATTTAAAATCGTTTGGTTGGAATCCTAAAAATTTAAATTCAAACAAACAACTTTGGGATTATACATTTGGATTAAATGGTGATGGTGCAGTATCAAGTGGTTCAGTTGATCAATATTTGGGTGGTAATACTGAAAAAATAACACCTGAACAAGCTACAAAACAAATTTGGAGACGTATAGCAAATAACTTACCTTATTTATTAAAACATAAAGGAAGTGTTAGAGGTATTACTGCATTGTTAACATGTTATGGTATTCCGGCATCTAACTTATCTATTATGGAATTTGGTGGGCCGAACATAGACTCAGTTGAAGATGCACCTAAATTTGTATATAATAGTTTAACACATAATTTAGTATTTGATAATTTAGCAGCCTATTTAGAAATACCATTTTTGGGAACACCTAAACCACAGGCTATTGAATTAAGATTAAGGCCCGAAAACTTTGAGAATTATACATTAGTAAGTGGTAGTGGATTTAGGTTGGGTATAAATGCAGATACTTCTAGTGCAACATTAGATAAATACGGATTTTTTACAATCAATGGAACTCAGATAGGAACATCTTATCCGTTTTACGATGGTAATTATCATAGTGTATTATTTCAACAAAGTGGTTCTAATACTGCTAAATTATATGCAGCAACTAACTATAAAGATGATATAATACATAGTGGGGAGTGGACAGGAACAATTGTGAGTTCTAATTGGGAATCCGCAACTAATTTTAAAATAACTAACTTTATTGGTAATATTGAAGAAGTTAGAGTTTGGAAAACGGCATTAAGTGAAAGTGTGTTTAATACACATGTTATTATGCCGGAAGCAGTAAATGGTAATGATACCTATGCATCTACTACTGATTTATTATTAAGATTAGATTTTGAAAGACCACAAAATTTAGCTATTAATACAACCATTAATAATGTTGCACCTTCAATAGAATATATTAATTCAGTTAGCGCAAGTGGATTTGTGGTTGATTCAACATATCCATTCAACTACGAAACATACGAAAGAGAATTATCATTAACAATTCCAAATAGTGGTGCTAGTAGATATTATACAAACAAAGTAAGATTTGAATCACAAGAATTGGTGGCAAATTTATCACCA